TCAAAAACTTGCTATTGATGTTGGTAGTGTTGCCAGCGGATTAAACCGTAATGCAGTTTCCAGGTGATCCGGTGCCAGATGTGCGTAACGCATAGTCATTTTTATATCGTGGTGTCCGAGAATTTTTTGTAAGGCCAGAATGTTTCCACCCGACATCATGAAGTGCGCCGCAAACGTATGGCGCAGAACGTGTGTCAGTTGACCGCGAGGGAGCACGATAGACGTTTTTTCCATCACGGATAAAAATTGAAAATAGCAGTCTGTAAAGAAATTGAACCCATCAAGCGCCATGATCTCTTCGTAAAGCTCTTTACTGATAGGGATGCTTCTGTTTTTCTTCCCCTTCGTTCTTACAAAGGTAATTCGGTATTTGGTCACCTGTGAGCGGGTAAGATTTACGGCTTCACGCCAACGTGCGCCTGTGCTTAAGCATATCTTAACTACCAGTGCCAGAATTGGGTCCTGACGTTTGCAATCAGCCAGCAATTCAACAATCTGCTCATGGGTAAGCCATGCCATCTCTTTTTCTGCGATGGTGAATTTTCGCATGTTCTCCAGTGGGTTCGGATACGACCATTCGCCCAGACGGGATAGTTCGCTAAAAACACTACTTAGATAGCTTTGCTCCAGGTTAATGGTGACCGGGCTTGCTCCTTTCTTCCATTTCTCGCTGAAGTAGATCTCGCCTGTCAGGCGTTTATCTCGATAGTGGGCAAACATTTTAGAGGTGAGATCGGTTGCAAGAGGATTGCCCAGAGCGTCAACCATCAACAGCAATTTGTCATAGACATGCTGCCCAGCTGTCAGAGATTTACCATGTAGTTTGAACCATAGTTCAACCACGTCTTTCAGTGTTCGACGATCCACTGATTCACCCAGCCAGGGCTTTGCTTCGGTTTCTTCCATCGTGTGGCGCTCAAAAGCCAGAGCTTCGCCTTTGGTGGCGAATTGTTTACGCACACGACGCCCACTACGTCCGGCGGGGTAACATTCGCAAAGCCATTTTCCTGTGGTGAGTTTTCGTACTGCCATAAAAAATGCCCTCCAATAGAGAGCATTTTTACTGTATGTATAACCAGTGTCAATGTATGAAATCTTGCGACCATACATCTCACTGAAGCCATAATGAAGTTGGCTATTTTTTGCTATGTGAGTATGTAACTTTTGCGGTTAGCCTGCGGCTCATTGTTATATTAGGCGCAGATATAAAAGCAAAGTTTATCGTGATTTTTTAGTACAGATTTTTTTGGATTTACTAATAGTTCCATCATTGCAAACAAATTTTCCATCGGAGGTACAGTGAGATACACCACCCTTTTTCCCAGAACAAGGATAATTTTTAGCATAGGTAGTTAGTGGGCTTAATAACAAAGAGCATGATAAAACCACAAAAAATACTTTACCAAGCATAGTTTCCTCCCGGTATTATCTAACATATTTAACTGTTAAACTTATAATTTTTCCAATTATTTCAACATCTTCTATCTTGCAGTCGAAGGCTCTGTTTCCACCTTCAACGAAGATTCTTCCACCGGGTAAACGAGTAATGTCGCGGATTGTTATCTCGCCATCAATACTTATTACCCATTTACCATCACGTATATCATCAAATTCTTTATCACAAATAAATTCAGAATTGTTATCTGTGATGACAAAAGGTTTTTTAAACGTAGAGGGTAGAAATCCCTTATCAAAAATATAAAAACCGTCTTCACGCAAGGCACCATCAGATAATACATATTTAGCAACTTCCATAGTATTTGTATTACCTGAAGTTTGCTTTGAACCATGTCCAGTTGTGAGCCAATTAAGCGAGGTGCCCGTTTCAAGGGCGCACTGGATTACCCATTCTGCTGGGAATGAGTCACGCATGTAGCGTGTGGCGAGTGTACTTTTAGAGATTCCTAAATGATCGCACAACGCCTGTCGAGTTTTGAATCCATAAGCTTCTACCATGCGCTCTATAGCGCCTCGTCCGCCTTTCTCCAAATTCATGGTCACTCCAAGTGAACTTTTATCTTGACGATTTCACTGTGCGATCGTATGTTTATGATGTTCACAAAATACAAACGATCCGTATTCGTCCTGATTAATCATCATTAAACGAGGAATGTTGCATCATGAGACCTAACATTTCAATCACTCTTACCACGCCTCATGTGACTATTGAACGCTATAGCGAGCTGACAGGGCTGTCCATCGATACCATCAATGACATGTTGGCTGACGGACGCCTTATCCGTCACCGTCTGCGCAAAGATAAAAAACGCGAAAAAGTGATGATCAACATAGCAGCCATGACCGTTGATGCGCTTTCAGAATGCAATCTAAACCTTAATTAGTTCGATTCTGAAATACATCAGAGGCATTGACCATGTTTGATTACCAAGTTTCCAAACATCCACATTTTGATGAAGCCTGTCGTGCATTCGCACTGCGCCACAACCTGGTGCAACTGGCAGAACGTGCAGGCATGAATGTGCAGATTCTGCGGAACAAGCTGAACCCAGCTCAACCTCATTTATTAACCGCACCAGACATCTGGCTGCTTACCGATCTGACTGAGGACTCAACACTGGTAGATGGTTTTCTGGCACAGATTCATTGTCTGCCATGTGTTCCGATTAATGAGGTGGCAAAAGAGAAACTGCCGCATTACGTCATGAGTGCAACTGCAGAGATAGGACGTGTCGCGGCAGGTGCGGTTTCTGGCGATGTAAAAACCAGTGCAGGCCGTCGTGATGCGATCAGCAGCATTAACTCTGTAACACGACTGATGGCGCTGGCTGCTGTTTCATTGCAGGCCCGTTTACAGGCTAATCCTGCGATGGCGAGTGCAGTTGATACCGTGACTGGCCTCGGTGCTTCATTCGGTTTGCTGTGAGGTGCTTATGCTGACGAAAGAACCATCATTTGCATCGCTGCTGGTAAAACAAAGTCCGGCAATGCACTACGGTCACGGCTGGATCATGGGGGAGGATGGTAAACGCTGGCATCCGTGCCGTTCACAAGATGAATTGCTGGCAGAACTATCTACGAAAAAACGGGGGAACAAATGGCTATTGAAGGCGCTGCGGCGACTGTTCCATTAAGCCCCGGTGAACGCCTGAGTGGACTTAATCACATAGCGGAATTAAGGGCAAAAGTTTTTGGCCTGAATATTGAGTCAGAGCTTGAGCGGTTTATTAAAGATATGCGTGATCCACGGGATATCAATAATGAACAAAATAAACGGGCACTGGCTGCTATATTCTTTATGGCAAAAATTCCGGCTGAACGTCATAGCATCAGCATTAATGAGCTGACCACTGACGAAAAGCGGGAGCTGATTAAAGCAATGAATCATTTTCGTGCAGTGGTGAGCTTATTTCCCAGACGGCTAACCATGCCGAATTAACCAACTAATGAAATTAATGGCGTAAACCCGCCGGGCATCCCTTTATCTAAATTCAGGAGAATTGATTATGCGTAATATTGAAACCCTCACGACTAAAACCGGACCGGATGACGCAGGGCTTAATATTTTACTGACAGAGGCTCGTCTGGAAGAACGCCGGGCAAGGGCTGAAGCAATGGCAGCTCGCCTTGATCGCCTGGCGTGTCATATCACATCCCGCCAGCTAAACCACGTCGAAGCGGCAGAACTGCTGCGTGTGACCGCTGAAGCAATCCAGAACGAAGCGCAGGAGATCCACTAATGGCTGATGCAATGGATCTCGTACAGCAGCGCGTTGAAGAAGAACGCCAGCGCCATATCCGTGCTGCCCGTGCCAAAACACCGGGCGTGTCTCGCGTGCTTTGTATTGAATGTGAAGCGCCAATTCCGCCAGCACGCCGCCGCGCCATTCTAGGAGTGCAGCTTTGCATTACCTGCCAGGAAATCGCAGAGCTGAAAGGTAAACATTACAACGGAGGTGCTGTATGAGCACCATCCTGAAATGGGCGGGAAATAAAACCGCCATTATGTCCGAACTGAAAAAATACCTTCCTGCTGGCCCGCGACTGGTTGAACCTTTCGCGGGTTCTTGTGCTGTGATGATGGCGACGGATTACCCCAGCTATCTGGTTGCGGATATTAATCCTGATTTAATCAACCTCTATAAAAAGATTGCCGCTGATTGCGAAGCGTTTATATCTCGTGCCAGAGTTTTATTTGAGGAAGCAAACAGTGAGCTGGCTTATTACAACATAAGACAGGAGTTTAATTACTCAACTGAAATTACTGATTTCATGAAGGCGATATATTTCCTGTATCTCAATCGTCACGGTTACCGTGGTTTATGTCGCTATAACAAGAGCGGGCATTTCAACATTCCCTACGGTAATTATAAAAATCCGTATTTCCCTGAAAAAGAAATTCGCGCATTTGCAGAGAAAGCCCCGCGGGCAACGTTTATCTGCGCGAGCTTTGATGAAACGCTGGCGATGTTGAAGGCGCGGGATGTGGTGTATTGCGATCCGCCTTATGACGGTACGTTTTCCGGCTATCACACTGATGGTTTCACTGAAGATGACCAGTATCACCTGGCATCCGTTCTTGAACATCGAGCATCTGAAGGACATCCGGTCATTGTTTCTAACAGTGACACATCCCTGATCCGTTCGCTGTATCGCAATTTCACTCACCACTACATCAAGGCAAAACGCAGCATCGGCGTGTCGGCTGGCGAGAGTAAATCTGCAACAGAAATCATTGCTGTTTCCGGGGCGCGCTGCTGGGTGGGATTTGATCCTTCGCGTGGCGTGGATAGTTCTGCTGTGTACGAGGTGCGTGTATGAGTCATGCCGATATGAGCGACTCTAGCGGCTTTAACGAGGCCGCTGCAGCATTTTCATGGAACGGCCCGAAAAAGGCCATTAACCCTTATCTGGACCCGGCGGAAGTTGCGCCGGTTTCTGCGCTTTCAAACCTGATCACTCTGTACGCTACCGATAACGAGCAGGAACAACTGCGCCGCGAGGCACTGAGTGATCAGGTCTGGGAGCGTTATTTCTTTAATGAATCCCGTGATCCTGTCCAGCGCGAAATGGAGCAGGATAAGCTCATTAGCCGGGCAAAGTTGGCGCATGAGCAGCAGCGTTTTAACCCGGACATGGTCATTCTGGCAGACGTCAGCGCCCAGCCCTCCCATATCAGCAAGCCGCTGATGCAACGTATTGAATACTTCAGCAGCCTGGGCAGGCCAAAGGCTTATTCCCGCTATTTACGTGAGACGATTAAGCCATGTCTGGAACGACTGGAGCATGTACGCGACAGCCAGCTATCTGCATCTTTTCGTTTTATGGCAAGCCATGTAGGGCTGGACGGCCTGCTGATTCTGCCTGAAATGAGTCAGGATCAGGTGAAACGCCTGTCTACCCTTGTCGCTGCGCATATGAGCATGTGCCTTGACGCAGCTTGTGGTGATTTGTATGCCACCGATGACGTTAAGCCAGAAGAAATCCGCAAGACATGGGAAAAGGTGGCAGCGGAAACCCTGCGTCTGGATGTCATCCCGCCTGCGTTTGAGCAACTCCGTCGGAAAAGAAACCGCCGTAAACCCGTGCCCTATGAACTCATTCCGGGTTCGCTGGCGCGTATGTTGTGCGCCGACTGGTGGTACCGGAAATTATGGAAAATGCGTTGCGAATGGCGGGAAGAGCAGTTGCGTGCTGTCTGCCTGGTCAGCAAAAAAGCATCTCCCTATGTCAGCTATGAAGCCGTGATGCATAAACGTGAGCAGCGCCGCAAGTCACTGGAGTTTTTCCGTTCTCATGAACTGGTGAACGAAGAGGGCGACACGCTGGATATGGAAGACGTGGTAAACGCCAGCAGCAGCAACCCGGCGCACCGCCGCAATGAGATGATGGCCTGTGTTAAAGGTCTGGAGCTTATCGCGGAAATGCGCGGTGACTGCGCCGTTTTCTACACCATTACCTGTCCGTCACGTTTCCATTCTACGCTCAATAACGGCAGACCAAACCCAACCTGGACAAATGCGACGGTAAGACAAAGCAGCGATTATCTGGTCGGCATGTTTGCTGCATTTCGTAAGGCGATGCACAAAGCCGGGTTGCGCTGGTATGGCGTGCGGGTGGCTGAGCCGCATCATGACGGTACAGTTCACTGGCACCTGTTGTGTTTCATGCGCAAAAAAGACCGCCGCGCCATTACTGCATTGTTGCGTAAGTTTGCCATCCGTGAAGACCGCGAGGAACTGGGTAATAACACTGGTCCACGCTTTAAATCTGAGCTGATAAACCCGCGCAAAGGTACGCCAACAAGCTACATCGCGAAATACATCAGTAAGAACATTGACGGGCGTGGTCTGGCTGGCGAGATCAGCAAGGAAACGGGTAAATCCCTGCGTGATAACGCTGAATACGTTAATGCCTGGGCGTCTCTGCATCGTGTTCAGCAATTCCGCTTCTTTGGCATTCCGGGGCGTCAGGCTTACCGTGAACTGCGATTGCTGGCTGGTCAGGCGGCAAGGCAGCAGGGTGACAAAAAAGTAGGTGCGCCGGTACTGGATAACCCGCGCCTTGATGCAATCCTGGCTGCTGCTGATGCTGGTTGTTTTGCCACCTACATCATGAAGCAGGGCGGCGTACTGGTTCCCCGCAAATATCACCTCATCAGAACTGCTTATGAAATCAACGAAGAGCCGACCGCCTATGGCGATCACGGTATTCGTATTTATGGCATCTGGTCACCCATTGCAGAGGGCAAGATCTGCACTCATGCGGTGAAGTGGAAAATGGTTCGTAAGGCCGTTGACGTTCAGGAGGCGGCAGCCGACCAGGGCGCTTGCGCCCCTTGGACTCGTGGCAATAACTGTCCCCTTGCTGAAAATTTGAACCAACAGGAGAAAGATAAATCAGCTGATGGGGACCCCAGAACGGACATTACCAGCATGGATGACAAGGAGTTGCACGATTACCTGCACAGTATGAACAAAAAAGAGCGCCGGGAACTGGCTGCAAGGTTACGCCTGGTGAAACCGAAACGGCGTAAAGACTACAAACAGCGAATTACAGACCATCAGCGACTGCAGCTCGTGTATGAGCTGAAGTCCAGAGGATTTGATGGCAGCGAGAAAGAGGTCGATTTACTCCTTCGCGGAGGCAGTATTCCGTCAGGAGCAGGCCTGCGTATCTTCTATCGGAACCAGCGTTTGCAAGAAGATGATCAGTGGCGGAACCTGTATTAATTACGCGGGTTAACAATTCGTGCTCTTTATAATACCAGGCATATCAGGCTGATGAACGTAAAAAAACGTTTTACATCAGTAAGATTATTATATACTGTAAATATAAACAGTGGTTATGCGTACAGTATTGCGTGTGGTGTCATAGGAGGAAAGATGCAGGACTATTTTTTGGAGTCTTTGAAGCTCCAGCGCATTGATTTTTTTCTTAAGCTTGTAGCGGCTAGTGAGTGTAGTGATGAAGAGAAGGGGCTGGCTCTGCAGTGGGTTTCTGAATTGACTGATGAACTCATGGCAAAAATCAGAACCCACGAATACAACCGCTCAATGGATGTCATCAGCTGAGGTGACTTTTATGCGCATTGAAATAATGATCGATAAAGAGCAGAAGATTAGCCAGTCTACCCTGGACGCCCTTGAATCCGAGCTTTACCGCAATCTGCGCCCCCTGTATCCCAAAACGGTAATTCGCATTCGCAAAGGTAGCTCTAACGGTGTGGAACTAACCGGACTGCAACTGGACGAAGAAAGAAAACAAGTGATGAAAATTATGCAGAAGGTGTGGGAAGACGACAGCTGGCTGCATTAAGAAACGTTGCTGGCGTCTGAACTTGCTTCTGGCGTCAGCAAGGTTGAACAACGAGCCCTTGCGAGGCGTTAGCTCTGTAGTGCATGTCTATGCCGCATGAGATCGCATGATCGTTTGAGGATCGTTTTTGCTAAGGCCCGCCAGAACTGGCGGGCTTTTGCGTAGATCATGCAGGTGCATGAAAACCACTACATAAAGCGGGCAGGCGTGGCGGGGATACGAGCGCGCGCAACTCGAGATAGTGTGATACTTATCTGAGAAATCTTAACAAGGTTCAATACAATACCCTTTCAAAAAAAGGGGAGTGTGATGTTTGTAAAAAATAACTTTAATACAAATAATTTCGATGCGGAATTAGTTGAAGCGATTGGTAATAGGCTGGAAAACAACCAATTTTCGGATGCAATACTTGCAGGAACCAAATATCTAACAACTTTGCTGCGTGAAAAAGGGCAATGTGAAGGGGATGGGGCTCAGCTTGTTGGTACTGTTTTGGGTGGACAATCACCTAGAATCCAAATTAATAGTCTTCAATCTGTATCAGAGCAGGACGAACAGCGCGGATTTGAAGCACTATTAAGAGGCTACTATCAGTGTATAAGAAATCCAAGGACACATGACAATTTCCCTGATACAGAAGATTCCTGCATGAGAATATTGATCATGTTGGATACTTTTATTAAGTATTTAAAAAGAGATGTTGCTGAGTTCGATTACACAGCAATTCTTGAAAGAATTTATGAGGTTCACTTTGTAAATAATTCTGATTATGCAGAAGCTTTAATATCACAAATTCCAGAAAAAAAACTACTAGATTTTTTCCAAAGTTTAATTTCTCGCTTTAATGAAAGGCCAACCAAGGAAATTGATTCTATATTCAAAGCAATAAACCAACGCTTTTCAGGAGAGGAAGAAAAAGCCGCAATGCGGTTGCTAGGTGATGAGTTACGCAAGGCTAGCAATAATGTTGAGTTTGCTAATGTATTTAGAATAATTAAGCCGAGCGCATGGAGAAATCTTCCTGATGATGTTTTAATTAGAATGGAAAATATAATCATCGAAGAGTGCAAAAAAGGATATTTGGATTTCTATTCTGATGCGACCAAAGGAGCTATAGGAACATGGGGTAATACATTTGGTAGCAAATTTAAAAGAAGAGGTGATCTTGGTGATGCTTTAATTGGATTGTTATATGATAGTTGGTATACGCAAAATTATGTTGCGAAATATTACGTTTTTTCAATCCCTTCTATCATTACTGATGATGTGAAAGTTAAGGAGTTAGCTGATGCTTTAGCTTATGCCACCATTGTAAATGGTGCTAAGCTTTTACGAACAAAATTGATTGATGCATGTAAAAATTATCCTGATAAGTTGAAAGAGCATCTTAGGGATGCTGTTCAGCAACGGATGGATAGTGATAAAAAATATGCGGAAGAATTATTAGGTCAAATAAGCTGATTATTATTTGCACCTAATCTCACTTTCGATGTTAGGTGCATTTCTATATGCCTAATCTAATTCATATGAGGTAAATTTAACCAGTTCTTCATTAAGTCCAATCCATGAGTTAATTTCAGATATTCTGTGTTGTAGCGGAATTAACTCATTCCTGACAAAAACCTTACTAGCCTTTTCAACATCCCCAAACCCGCCAACATTACTAGGCATAATCCCCATCATCTGCGGCGGTACACGGTGCGCTGCCATCATGTCATCCCGGCTCACGTTCTTGATGTTAAGAAACTCATCTTTTGCAGCCACCTCTGACAGCGGGATGATCTGAATCCCGTCTTTCTTTCCGTTGGGTGAGTACATAAACAAGTTGCGGAAGTTGCCCGGCCCTTTGGCGCTTTTCATCGCATTGCGGAGGTTGTTCACATCCTCCTGGTTCTGCGCGGCATCGGTCATGTACATGATGAAGCCTGCATGACTACCGTTAATGTAATATTTGCGGCGGAACAGCGTGGCGGACTCGTTGAGCAAAGCGGATGGGATGGCAGAAAGATAGCCGGGCAGGCCGTAGATCTCCTGATTAATATCTGGTTCCATCAGATGAAAAATGCTGCCTTTCGTGAACTGATATGGCTGGGTTGTCATACCGTATTGCACAAACCAGTAGGTATCCAGGTCTAACCCGCGTCGGGTATATTTTGCCAGGGCAGGCTCAAGGGCGATAACTTCACCGAAGCGGTTCGTGCGTTTCTCCAGGTAGGCGTTACCAAATACCAGGTAGTCCTGCACAAAACGTGAAAAAGCCTGCTGGCTGAGCAGCGGGTGAGGGATATAGGTACTGGTCAGAATGTTGCACTTTACTGCAATCGGGGAACTGTGATGCACGGCAGCGCGGAAGGTGCGCGCCAGTCCGTCAAAGCTGACGGGCGGCTCATACCAACGGTCCATCTGTACGCATTCCACATAATCCAGCAGTTCTCGGCGGTCCAGAACAGGAACGGGATCGCCGAAGCTGAATGCTTCGGCTGTAGTTTGACTTTTAAGCTGGATCTGTTTCGTCGCCGCAGCGCGGTTCTTCTTACTCTTTCCCATCAAAAAATCTCCACAATATTGCTGGTATTGGCGGATTCGCCCTGCAGCGGTTCGTTAAACAGTGCGTGCATTGTTGCCCAGGCCAGATCGGCATGGCTGGCTTCTTCGCTGCGGCTGGCTTCATAGGTTGGGCGGTTGCCGCTGGCGGTGGTGGCGCGACGGATTGCCATAAATGACTGCGCTATGTCGGTGTGTCCGGCGTCAAACTCCAGACGACGGTGACTGATAATGTCGTAGGCCTTGAGTACCAGGGCGTTTTTAACGTTGGGGTTGTAGACAAACTCCCGGACGGCTGGAAAAAACGCTTTCACGTTCTCGTAAACCCCGTGGCCGACACCTGTCGAGTCGATGCCGATGTAGGTCACGTTGTACTGTTCGGTCAGTTTTTTGATGGCGTCAGCCTGGGCGCGAAAGTCCATTCCGCGCCACTGGTGACGCTCAAGAATGCGGAACTTGCCGCCCGGCACGGCTGGCGGTGCCACCACCACGCATCCGGCGCTGTCGCCATTCTGCGTACCTTTCGCCGGGTCATAACCGATCCATACTTCGCGCCAGCCAAACGGGCGCAGGGCCAGTGCATGAAAGTCAGTCCAGACTTCCCAGCTGTCTACCATGCACGCCTGCAGCTCGCTGAGCGGGAACACGGACGCGAGATCGTCCACAAACTCGCACATCAGCAGGTTCTGGTATTCGTCCGGGCTGTACTCCATGCGCAACTGGTCAAGGTCGAACAGGTTACAGCCGCCGCGCACCGCATCTTCCACGGTGACTATCTGGCGGTATTGCCCGTCTGCGCACAGCAGGCCGGGGGCCAGATTGCTGTGGGACAGGTCGATGTCCACCTTATCGGCTTTGTTGCGCCCACGGTTGAACAGCGCACCGGACCAGAACGGATAAGCACTGTGTGTCAGGCTGGATGGCGTGGAAAAATAGGTTTGTCGCCATTTTTTGTGAATAGCCATACCGGAAGCCACTTTGCGCAGCTCCTGGAATTTCGGTATCCAGAAATATTCATCCAGATACAGGTTGCCGTGGTAACTCTGGGCCGTGCGGGCATTGGTGCCGAGGAAGTAAAGCGTGGCCCCGTTGGGAAGCACCATCGGATCGCCTTTCAGCTCCACCTCCACTTCTTTGGCGAAGTCGATGATGTACTGCTTAAAGACGTGGGCCTGTGCCTTACTGGCAGAAAGGAAAATCTGGTTACGTCCGGTAAGCAGGGCGTCAATCAGGGCTTCACGGGCAAAATAGAAGGTCGCGCCGATCTGGCGTGACTTCAGCAGGTTGCGGATGCGGTTGGTTTTTCCGGCTTCCCACCAGTGGCGCTGGTAGTTGAACATGGAGGAATGGAAAATTTCTTCCAGCTTCTCAATCTGTTCATCGGTGAAAACATTCTTTTCAGGCTGACGGCGTGGGCCTTTGTTGCGGTTGGCGACGTTAGGGTTTAAGTCAGCTTCGTTGCCGCCATTGTTAAACTTGCCGATCCGCGCGTGGCGCTCCGACTGGCGCGCCAGCAGGTCAATCTCTTTGAAATCTTTCCCTTCTTTGTGCTCCTTCATGATGAGCTGGCAGTAGCGTGCGGCGGTGGTGAGCTGCATCTGATCCAGCGGCCCATAGTCACCCCACTTGTCGCGTTTTTTCCAGCTGTGAACGGTTGCAACTTTCTCGCCCAGCATTTCAGCAATGCGGGCTACGCGGTATCCCTGAAAGTACAGCAGCATGGCCTGCCGACGGGGATCGAGATCTGCGGGTGTCAGTGTGGTGTTCATGGCACAAACCTACAACCTTGAATGAAGGCTTTCCCCGCCTGCGGTTTGTGTGGTTGTCGGTACAAATACCGCGCATTGTTTCACTGCCCCCATCACCGCAACCATAAGGCTCCAGTAAGTTTTTTCTAACGGAGCACGGCTCATGACAGTGAAAGCAAAGCGTTTTCGCATCGGGGTGGAAGGTGCCACCACCGACGGACGCGAAATCCAGCGTGAATGGTTTACTGATCTGCTGACGCCCGTTAAGTCGACCTCTGCCGAACTGCAGAGCGCAGCGGCCATGGGGCGACGATTCGGGGAGGCACTGGCAGAAGGGCTGAATATGGTCATGCATCCGCTGGACTCCCTGAAATCCGGCGTTTCCTGGTTGCTGGAGAAACTCGGCATTGTCAGTAAAGAGGCTGCAAAGGCGAAACTGCCGGAAAGCGTGACGCGTCAGCAACCTGCGACGGTGAAGGCAGACGGTAAAGTGATGATGCCATCGGGTGATTTTCCGTCATGGGGATATGGCTTTGCGGGGATGTATGACAGCGGCGGCTATATCCCGCGCGGGCAGTTTGGCATCGTCGGTGAAAACGGGCCGGAAATTGTTAACGGCCCGGCAAACGTGACCAGCCGGAGAAATACAGCTGCACTGGCTGCCGTTGTCGCCGGAATGATGGGTGTTGCTGCCGCGCCAGCAGAGCTTCCACCGTTGCATCCTTTGGCGCTTCCCGCAAAAGGCGGTGAAGCGATGGTGAGTCGTGCAGCTACTGTGCCGCCCATTTACCGGATTGAAGCACCGACGCAGATCATCATCCAGACACAGCCAGGACAAAGTGCGCAGGATATTGCGCGGGAGGTGGCCCGCCAGCTTGATGAACGTGAACGCAGGCTGAAGGCAAAAGCCAGGAGTAACTACAGCGATCAGGGGGGATACGACGCATGATGATGGTGCTGGGATTGTACGTGTTTATGCTGCGCACCGTGCCATATCAGGAGCTGCAGTATCAACGCAGCTGGCGACATGCGGCAAACAGCCGGGTAAACCGATGTCCGTCCACGCAGTTTCTGGGACCGGACAACGACATGCTGACGCTTTCCGGTGTTCTTATGCCGGAGATAACAGGTGGCAGGCTGTCGTTGCTGGCACTGGAGCAGATGGCAGAACAGGGGAAAGCATGGCCCCTGATTGAAGGCAGTGGCACGATTTATGGCATGTATGTGATTGAGGGACTGAATCAGACTAAAACGGAGTTTTTCCGCGACGGTATGCCGCGCCGGATTGAGTTCACCCTGTCGCTCAAACGGGTGGATGAATCCCTGTCCGATATATTCGGTGATCTCAGTGCGCAACTGAATAATCTGCAGGACACAGCAACGTCTGCCTTAAGCGATATCAGTAAAACGGTGGGAGGGCTGCTGTCATGAATTTCAGCTCTGAACTGCTTAACAAAGGCAACAAAACTCCCGCATTCAGCATCAGTATTGAGGGCAGGGATATCACCACTGTGCTGGATAACCGCCTGATGAGTTTGACGCTGACGGACAATCGGGGCTTTGAAGCGGACCAGCTTGATCTGGAGCTGGACGACGCCGACGGAAAAATCGTGCTGCCGCGCCGTGGTGCGGTCATTACGCTGGCGCTGGGCTGGAAGGGGCAGCCGCTTTTCCCGAAAGGGGCATTCACGGTGGACGAGATTGAACACACTGGCGCACCGGACCGCCTGACTATCCGGGCGCGAAGTGCTGATTTTCGTGAAACACTGAATACCCGTCGTGAAAAGTCGTGGCACAAGACCACCGTTGGGGAAGTGGTGAAGGAAATAGCTGCGCGGCACAAACTGAAGATGGCATTGGGTAAAGACCTGTCAGATAAACCCGTGGAACATATAGATCAGACCAATGAGAGTGACGGCAGTTTTCTGATGCGGCTGGCGCGCCAGTACGGTGCTATTGCGTCGGTGAAAAATGGCAATCTGTTATTCATCCGACAGGGGCAGGGTAAAAGCGCCAGTGGTAAACCACTACCGGTTATCACTATCACACGTAAGGACGGCGACAGTCACCGCTTTACCCTGGCAGATCGCGGAGCTTACACGGGCGTAATTGCCAGCTGGTTGCATACCCGCGAACCCGCGAAGAAAGAAAGCACCGCGGTGAAGCGTAAGCGCAGGACTAAGAAGCAGAAGAAAGAGCCGGAAACGAAGCAGGGCGATTATCTGGTGGGTACGGATGAAAACGTGCTGGTACTTAATCGCACCTATGCTAATCGGAGTAACGCCGAACGGGCAGCGAAAATGCAGTGGGAACGCCTGCAACGCGGCGTTGCGTCATTCTCGCTACAACTGGCGGAAGGGCGGGCAGATCTCTACACGGAAATGCCAGTGAAAGTCAGTGGCTTTAAACAGCCGATAGATGATGCGGAATGGACCATTACGACTCTGACGCATACCGTCAGCCCCGATAACGGTTTTACAACCAGTCTGGAGCTTGAAGTGAGGATTGATGATTTCGAAATGGAATGATTCTTCGCAATGGAGAACTTTTAAGTTTGCAAAATGGAATAATGCGGTATCATTATTGTGAATTTAGCAAAAATGGGGAGAACTCGAAAAATGATGATTTGCCCACTGTGTGGAAGTGCCGCCCATACTCGCAGCAGTTTTCAGGTATCTTCATTGACCAAAGAGCGTTACAACCAGTGCCAGAACATTAACTGCAGCCATACTTTTGTTACCCATGAAACTTTTGTTCGTTCGATTGCAACGCCAAAAGAGTCAAATCCGGTTCAGCCACATCCAATGAAATCAGGACAGGTGGCGCTCTCTCTTTGACGCTGCCGCCATTTTGTCGCCATCGTTAAAAAACAGTGTTTCTAACATCATGATTTTAAACAGCTTAAATTTCAGGCAACAAAAAACCCATCAACCTTGAACCGAAATGGCGGGGTTGATGGGCTCCACAAAATGGGGACATCAAAGAAAAGCAGTGGCACTAATTAAGACTGATGCCCTGCGGAAAAGTTCTGCGGTTGTGCAAAAAAATTTCATTTTCAGGGCAACTTCAGTTTTATCCTAATCCTGGCCATACCATGACGATGATTGTCCCTGCCAGCGTCAGCAGGACGTTGGCGATTGCATAGGTGCCCGCATAGCCCAGCGCCGGGATGTTACTGCGAGCTGTATCACTGATGATCTCCATTGCCGGCGCGCAGGTACGTGCGCCCATCATTGCGCCGAACAACAGCGCGCGGTTCATTCGCAATACATAAGCACCGAACAAGAAACAGATAACCACGGGCACCAGACTGACAATCAATCCGGCAATCAACATCTGACCGCCAATCGCGCCCAGGCCGTTATTAATACCGCTACCGGCGCTCAGACCAACGCCTGCCATAAACACCATCAAGCCGAACTCTTTCACCATGCTTAATGCACCCTGCGGAATGTAACCGAAGGTCGGGTGGTTAGCACGCATAAAGCCCAGCATAATTCCGGCGAATAACAACCCGGCAGCGTTCCCCATGCCGAAACTGAATGTGCTGAACTGGAAGGTGATCATCCCGATCATCAGCCCAATAACAAAGAAGGCGCAGAATGCCAGCAGGTCAGTGACCTGGCTGTGAATCGAGATAAAGCCGATGCGATCGGCGATGGTTTTTACGCGGCGGGCATCGCCGCTGACTTGTAAAACGTCACCTTTGTTAAGCACGACGTTGTCATCTATCGGCATCTCAATCTGGCTACGAATGACGCGGTTAAGGAAGCAACCGTGATCGGTCAACTTCAGTTGTGCGAGACGTTTACCTACAGCGTTATGGTTTTTAACGACCACTTCTTCAGTGACGATACGCATGTCGAGAAGGTCACGATCGAAAACTTCTTTACCGTTACGGAAGCTGGGATCGAGTCGGGCATGGGCGTCGGGATAGCCTACCAACGCTATTTCATCGCCCATTTGTAGCACGGCATCACCGTCTGGATTTGCCAGAATCCCGTTACGTCGAATACGTTCAATGTAGCAGCCGGTTTGTCGATAAATACCCAGTTCACGCAGATTTTTGCCGTCGGTCCAGGCCACCAGTTCCGGGCCGACGCGATAGGCGCGGATCACCGGTAAATAAACCTTACGGTTGGCATCAGTGTCCAGGCCACGTTCGCGGGCGATTTGCTGGGCGCTGGTCTGTAAGTCCTGATGCTGCAATTTCGGCAAGTAACGCGCACCAACAATCAAACTCACCAGACCGATTAAATAGGTTAAGGCATACCCGAGGCTCAGATTATCCAGTGCCAGTGAGAGCTGCCTGCTTTCCATGCCGGAATGACGCAGTGTATCGCCAGCACCGACCAGAACCGGTGTCGACGTCATAGAGCCTGCTAACATACCGGCCGTCAGGCCAATATCCCAGCCAAACAGCTTACCTAACCCTAAGGCGATCACCAGCGCACTGCCAACCATCACCAGTGCTAACATTAGGTAATTTTTCCCATCGCGAAAAAAAATGGAAAAAAAGTTCGGTCCGGCTTCGACCCCGACGCAGAAAATAAACAGCATAAAGCCAAGATTAAGCGCATCGGTGTTAATGCTGAAATGTTGTTGGCCTAATAACAGCGATACGACTAAAACGCCAATGGAATTACCCAGTTGGATCGAACCAAGTCGTAACTTTCCGAGACATAGCCCAAGCGCGAGGACCACAAATAATAACAGAATGTAATTCCCATTTAACAATTCGGCGACGTTTATATTCACGGAGGCTAACTTCTTGTTTACTAGTAAGCTGTTGAAAGAAATGGTAATTTACGATAATGTTTTTTACCAGAATTCAGGGCGCAGATTCATTCAGCGCACCTAAACGATAGTAAAGTAACAATATATTTTACTAGTGTAATCACATTAGGTATCAACGGCTATATGAATTGCGTTGGCCTATATTAGCATGGAATGCGAAGCGGCTTTATCTTACTGAACGCCACACTGGCGAAAAATGTGTTCGATAGACGCAGTGTCAGGAGGAACGAGTGAAACATAAACAACGTTGGGCGGGGGCAATCTGCTGTTTTGTCCTCTTCATTGTGGTGTGCCTTTTTCTGGCGACGCACATGAAAGGCGCTTTTCGGGCTGCCGGGCATCCTGAAATCGGCTTGCTATTTTTCATTCTTCCTGGAGCAGTCGCCAGCTTCTTTTCACAGCGTAGAGAAGTCCTGAAACCTCTGTTTGGCGCAATGCTGGCGGCACCCTGTTCGATGCTCATTATGCGGCTGTTTTTTTCACCGACGCGCTCATTCTGGCAAGAGCTGGCATGGTTACTAAGCGCGGTGTTCTGGTGTGCGCTGGGGGCACTGTGTTTCTTATTTATCAGTAGTTTGTTTAAACCACAGCACAGAAAAAATCAGTAAAGCCCTCAACGCGAGGGCTTGTCAGACGATCAGGCGTCCAGATTTTCTTTCACCCATGCAGCAAAATCGGTATAGCCGCCGATATGTTGCTGATCGACAAAAATCTGCGGCACGGTTTCTACGGGTTTACCTGCCTTTTGTTGTAGATCTTCTTTAGTGATCCCTTCCGCACGAATATCTACATACTGATACTGAAAATCATCGCGTTCATTGCTCAATTTCTCAGCCAGATCTTTTGCACGCACACAGTAAGGGCAACCCGAACGACCAAAAATAACGGTTTGCAT